AATTATATAAAAACTCTCTATACAGAAAATTTAGAAAAAGCAGACTCAATAGATTTAAAAAAACATTTTAGAGAAAGGTTTGAAACAGAACTGAAAAGAACAAAACTTAAATATACAGAAGATGAATACACCGAATTTGTTTTTGATGGAGAGGATATTCTATTATCATTTTCAAAAACTGCCAATAGAATTAAACATTTTCCCAGAGATAAATATGAGTTTATTGAAACTGAGATGGAAATTGATATGCCTGTAAAGAATAATGTTAACTTCGTAGCATATATAGATTTAGTTCTTAAAGAAAAGATAACAGGAAACATTAAAATATTTGATTTTAAAACATCTTCGGTAGGTTGGAGAACAGAAAAAGACGATTATACTAAAATTTCTCAACTTTTGCTTTACAAAACATTTTATAGCAAAAAATTTAATGTTCCACTAAACAAAATAAACATAGAATTTTTTATTCTAAAAAGAAAACTTTATGAAAATGTAAACTATCCACAAAGTAGATTACAAAACTTTACTCCCCCAAGTAGTGGGCCAATAATTGCTTCAACTATAAATGATTTCATTGGTTTTTTAGATGGGTGTTTTACTTCAGAAGGAAATTATATAGATGATGTTAAAAAATATCCCAAGAATCCCGGAGAAAGAAAAAAACATTGTTCCTACTGCCCTCATAAAAAAATACGATGTGACCAAAAGCAAGAGTTGGTGTAAATGAAAATTATGAATTATTATAAAGACATATCAGCATGCCCAAACGTAAAATCCCATAAATAAAAGAATCAGGTTATATAACAATGGTTGATATCAAAAGGAATTAGTTTTCATAAATTAAAATATCTAAATTTGTATATTTGTAAATATATATGGATATAAGTTTAGATATATTATGAAAAATAGTAATAAAATTTCAACAACGGTCAAAGTAGATACGATGTTATATGACGATTTAAAAATTCTTCGTGTAAGACATAAATTTACACTACAAGATTTTGTTGAAAAGTGTATTTACTTATATATTCACGAAAATAGTTTTAGAGAAACTGTAAATAACTTCAACATGCCTATTTTGGCTTCAACTGGATCACTTTAAATATAATTAAAAAAACTATAATTAGTGATGGTTAATAAACAAAAACAATTAATAAACACGATGATATAATATGTCTGTAAATAACGGAAAAAAAACTATTTTATTACTCTCAGATGACCTTCGGATGAACAGCGGAATTTCGACCGTAAGTCGTGAGTTGGTGCTTGGTACTGCTCATAAATACGATTGGTGCCAGCTTGGCGGTGCTTTGAATCACCCAGAAGTTGGAAAAATTTGTGATATGTCAGACGCTACCAATAAGTTATTAGGTAGAAACGACTGTTATGTTAAAATCTACCCAATAAACGGGTATGGCGATGAAGACACACTTTTTGCTATAATGAATATGGAGAAGCCTAATGCGATTCTCCATTTTACAGATCCCCGATACTGGACGTGGTTATACTTAATAGAAAGACAAATACGAAGCAAAATTCCTCTTTGTTATTTAAATATATGGGACTCAATGCCGTATCCAATGTACAATAAACCATTTTATGAGTCATGTGATGTTTTATTATCGATAAGCAAACAAACCTATAATATCAATAAACACGTATTAGGACCAAAACAATGTTGTACATTAAATGGCATGTTTGATAACAATGGGATTTTAGTGCCATTCGAAACATCAAATTGCCTACCAAATAAAAATGAATAAATTTGAGTTAAAATTATTCATTTGGGTGGAATAATCATATGTATGTTATATGAGAGGAATTGATAGATACAAAATCACAGAATGGTTTAGGTTATGTTCTTTGTGTAAAAACAAAGTATATCATAAAAATAAGCATTCGTTATCAACTGGAATATTTTTTAATAAAATTTGTTGGGAATGTAGAAATAGATCTATAGGCGATACTATTCGTGGGGAGAAAAATGGAATGTTCAATAAACACCATTCTATAGAAACCAAGAATAGATTACGTAAAACAAATTTGGGTTCCAAGCATTCCGAAGAGTCCATACTTAAAATGAGAAAATCCTTAACAGGATTAAAACGATCTGATATTTCTAAACAACGCATTCGATTATCAAAAATTGGATATAAAAATCCTTTTTATGGTAAAAAACACACAAATATTACTAAAAATATAATTAAACAAAAACTAAAAATAAAACACTTTGGAAAAAATAACCCATTTTATGGTAAAACGCATAGTGAAGATATCAAATTAAAATTAAGAAAAAATTGTTTGGAAAGAATAAAACAAACCGGAGTGTGGATTTCTTTTAATAAAAAATCTTGTGGTGTATTTAATAATATTAATAACAAATTAAATTGGAATGGTTTATATGCATTAAATGGGGGAAAAAAAGAATTAAAAGGATATTCTATAGATTTTTACGAACCAAACTTAAATTTAATAATTGAATGGGACGAGGAAAGACACTATAAAAATAATGGTGGGTTATTAAAAGAAGATGTTAATAGGCAAACCAATTTATTAAAAACAAATTGTCATTTTTATAGAATAAGAGAAAAAACTAAATCAGTATATAAAACCGACTGTTTATCTACGGATTATACAACTCAAATTCAAAATGTATTAAATGAATATTATGAAAAAACGCCGAGTAGTTAATATTAATAAAGAAGAATTTGATGTCATCAAAAAATATTGTAATACCAATGCGTTAAATATGCCTAAATGGTTGGTTAAATTAGCATTTGAAAAAATAAATAAGGAGAATAACTAATATGCCGTTTGAAATAGATGGTAAAATAGAAAATAGAACATTGATTGCGTACGTACCACATGGTATTAATAGCAATATCTTTAAACCGCTTCCTACAACCGATCCAAGGCTTGTTCAAAGGAAAAAAGAATTTTTACAAGGAAAAAATTATAACTATATACTTTGCTATAATAGCCGAAATGTGCATAGAAAGCGTACAAGTAATATTGTATTGGCTTATCGAAATTTTTGCGATAATCTTTCAATGGAAGAAGCAAAAAAATGTTGTTTAATTCTTCATACTGAAATTCGATGTGATGCTGGAACAGATTTAATTGCTGTAAAAGAGGCTCTTTGTCCTAATTATGATATTATATTTTCTACTGCTAAAATTCTTCCGGAAGATATGTGTTGTCTATATAATATTGCTGATATAACCATTAACGCATCGTGTATTCCACCGGGATATAAAATAACCACCATTAATGGCCCCAAGAGTATAGAAGAAATAAAAATAGGAGAAAATGTTTTAACATATAAAGGAAGATTTCGTAAAGTTTTAAAAACATTTGAATATGATAATAAAGATTGTGAAATGGTAAAAATTACACCATTTAGTCTTAGTGATCCACTTGAACTTACATCCGAACATAAAGTTTGGGCAGTTAAAAGAAAAAAGATGGATAATGGTTTAATTAATGAAAATAAATCTATACAAAAATATATGGAGTGGATTCCAGCAGGAGAATTGTCTCCCGGTGATTTAGTAATGTATCCTGAACTCAAAGAAGATTTAATAGAAAATGTCGTTTTTGACATGGAAAAGTATATTACCATTGAAAAAGAAAATTGTATAATTACCGAAGATACAATTAAATTGAAATGTGGACGTGGTAAAGACAAACTTAATAGAATAGTTAAATTAGATGTTAACTTATCATATTTATTAGGAAGATGGTGTGGTGATGGAAGTTTTGGTCGTTCATCATTAAATATTTCGTTTGATTCTAAATATGGAAATGATGAAATTATAAAATTAGGTAATATTTTTGTTGAAAAATTCGGCGGTTCATTTTCTATAAAACCACATTATACAAAATCAAAAACTTGCACAATGTTATATTTCCATAATAATTGTATAAACGCAATTGTAAATCTTTTTATACAGTTATGTGGAAACGAATCACATAATAAACATACTCCTAATGAAATTTTATACAATGTAGATATAACCATATTAGATTCTTTTATAAAAGGATTAATCCATTTTGGTTCTTGGGATTTTTGTTCAATTGATTCCGATGGGTGTGATCGAAAATGCAATGAAAGTTATCATACAAAAATAACCACAGTTTCTAATCTATTAAAACAACAACTTATTTTTGCACTCGTACGATTAACCAAAAAGGTAAGATTATCCGAGGGAAAATCGGGTTATAAACCAGGAAATACACATCACCAGATTATTTTTACCCACACAAAAAATGATAATGGTTCTTCTAGAAGTTGGTTTAGAGATGGTTATTATTTAATGTCCATCAATAAAATTGAAAAATATTCATATACTGGTAAAGTTTATAATGTTGAAGTAGAAGAAGATCATTCATACGTAATGTCTTGTGGTCCAACGGTTTGCAACTCAAACGAAGGTTTTGGACTATCAACAGCAGAATCTATTATGTGTGGAACTCCGATTATAGTAAACGTAACCGGTGGGCTTCAAGATCAAATTGGTTTAGTCGATGAAAACAATAAACCAATAGAATTTACATTAGAATGGGGATCTAATTTTGATGGCAAATACAAAAATTATGGTGTTTGGGCTAAAGCATTATTTCCAACGGCTAGATATGTTCAGGGATCTATACCAACTCCGTATATCCTTGATGATTTGTGTAAATGGGAAGATTTAGCTGAAGCAATGATGTATTGGTATTCAATGGATAAAGAAAAAAGAGAATTATGTGGTTTAAAAGGCCGAGAATGGTCATTAGGTATTGGTGGATTAAATTCTAACAATATGTGTGATCAATTTATTAAAGCAATGGATTTTTGTTTTGATAAATGGAAACCAGTTGAACCAATTGAATTAATTACTTACAACGATTATGTAGGAAATCAAATGCCACAGGGAAAACTTGGATTTACTTTACCAAAAATTGATATAAATAAAGTTAAAAAAGAAGTTGAAACCACCGTTTCGTTGTTGTAGATTATTAATATTATGAAAATAAAAAACATATTAGAATTGGAAATGGCCGAACACAATGAATCGTGGGTTGATGTAGAGAATTCCACTATAACTATTAAACCTCACGATGAAATTAGATTTAAAAAAGATAAATTAGAATATTCCACCATCACCGATGAAATATTAAATAAAGAAACAGAAGGGTATGGAAATTACTATTATAACATTGGTATTTTTACATTTTGGACAAAAAACAGAGTTTATTTTTCCGTTGAATATGATGGTATGCCTGGCATAAGTAGTGTATCAAGACACCCCACAACCATTCCAAATCAAATAATTACAGGATAAATACATTATGAATATAATTGATAAAATAGTTTTTTGGAAAACACCACCGAAAAAATTAAAAATGACAAAGCCTATTTTCCAATGGATGTGACCTTTATAGTTAAAGATAGAGAAACAGGGAAAAAACATAAAAACACAGCGACTTGGGAACTTATTTCACAATTAAACGCCTTACACGATATTAATGCTGTACATGAAATACTTGATCTTATGTTAGAAAATATTTCATCCAATAGATAATCATTTTTAGTTATGAAAATTTATATTAAAAAAGTAGATGGTTTGGTTATTCCCAAAAATGGATCGGATTTATCTGCTGGTTACGATATTGTGGCTACGAGTGATCCAAAAACAGTTGGTGATGGAAATAATATTGGTTGGCACCGAATTGATTTTATAGAGTGTAAATTTCCATACTCTTGTTTTTCCTCGTAGTAGTATTTCTAAGTATAACCTAATGTTAGCCAATGGTTTAGGATTAATTGATGTTGATTATAGAGGACAAATTTTATGTAGATTCAAATACCAGTGGCAACCAGAGGATATGATGTTAGTATCTATGGGAGAACAAACCAAATCTGTAGGAAATATTAACATAAATAGAATCTATAAAAAAGGAGATACCATAGCTCAACTTGTAATTGGACAAACTATTCAAGCTGAATGGGAAATTGTTGATGAATTAACACAAACTCAACGGGGACAAGGTGGTTTTGGTTCTACGGATGAAATAAAAATATCTCCAAAACCAGAAACGCCTAGAACATCTATATCAGATATATACAATAAAACTGTAAATGTTGTTTTAAGTGAAAAATATACTGAATTAGTTAAACGACGAGATCAATGAAACAAGTTATAACAAAATATCAATATCAATCGGAAAATGCTAAATTTTTTTGTGATAAACACACCGATAAAAAATGCTTCTCAGAATTTTATCTCGTAAGTTGGCGTGACAGTAAATTTGATCGACATGTAGCAAATATGCTAAAAAGATAATTACTATTTTAAAATCTATTAAAAAGTAATATTATGAATAAACCAATTATAAACGATGGGATGAATTTTATCGAAACCCTATCAGGAAATGAATTAGAAAAATTTATAAATGAAATGTGTGAAGGTTTAGAACCAGACTATAATATTAAAAAAATAAATACTCACAAATATGAATTTCAAATAAAACAATATATCTATGATGTTGAAATAATTGAATCTATAGTTGTATTAACTAATAAAAAAATAGTATCTATCAAATTTAAGTTAATGAATGGGCCAAATCAACCTAAACGAGATGATTTTCAATCCGATCAACAATATCAAATTGCTTTACAAAAATCTCAAATTGGAATTACTGGAACAGGAAATTCAATGGGAGTATTTAAAAAGGTGTTAGGATCACTCATTACAGACTATATTACCTTTTCAGCCGATGAAGAAAATAGACAAGGATTATATCATAAAATAATAAAAACTATTCAAAAATATATTTCTTTGAAATATAAACAATTAGATCATAATCCAGTCGATAAATGTGAATTGAATAAAGGAGAGTTTTGGTTAGAAATTATATGAACATTTTTGATTGTTTTTGTATTCACCATACTATTTATTAATCAGTCAATGAAATCTAAACGAAAAGTTATAAATGTAAACGAAGAAACTTATAATAAGTTAAAAAATCATTGTATTAAAAACGGCTTGAAAATTGTTTGGGTTATTGATAAACTTATTAATGAATATTTGAATAAATGAATAAAACATATAATTGTCAAATTTGTGGTGGAATGTTTAAATCATACAATAAAACTCCAAAATATTGTAGTTCTAAGTGTCAAGGCATTGGTCTAACTATAAAAACTAATATAGATGTTGAATGTAAAAATTGTAGTAAACACTTTTTTGTTAAGAAAACAATATTAAATCGTGGAAAAGGAAAATTTTGTTGTAAAAATTGTTATACAGAACATTCCAATAAACTAAATATTGGTAGTATCATAAATGGATATTGTAAAATTTGTGGTAAGGGGTTTCATTTTACTCCATATTTAATACAAACAAATAAACAATTTTGTTCTAATCAATGTTTTTCTAAATCATTAGAGAAAAAAATTACAAAAAATTGTATAAATTGTAATAGTTTATTTACCGATTTACCACATTCTAATCAAAAACATTGTAGTAGAAAATGTTTTGAAACTAAGTATTTAATTGAATATAAATGTGAAAATTGTGGTGTCTCATTTAATGCTAATAAAAAAATAAGAAATCCAATTAAATCACATCATTTTTGTTCAAATAAGTGTAAGTTTTCTTGGTGTAAAGGAAAACCACATCCAAAAATGTCGGAGTGGATGGCTATAAACATAGCCAATGGAAATTTTGAACCTTTCGCTGGAAATTATTATACTCAAGGTTATTATATTTCCAAAATAACAAATAATACTGAATATTATGCTAGTTCCTATGAATTAAAAAGAATGGAACAATTGGACAAACTCGGTGTAAAATGGACTAAAAAGCACAACA